ATCTTCCTGAGAATTGTAATGAGAATCTGTAGTGATTATGCACTTTAGATTATATTTCTTTGCGAGAGAAAGGATAAATTCATTATATCTCTCTTGATCTGCGCCAGATTCCTTCAGCCTATTGGGTTGCAGCTCCAGATAAAAGTCGTCTCCGAATGCGGAATGCAGTTTGTTTATGACACTATCTACTGGTTCACCCCTCTTCCACCTGCGGGCTAATACTCCAGAAATACATGCAGAAGAACAAATAAGTCCTTCTGCATGTTTGCAAATATCATCAATAGAAATCTTCTGATAAACTTTATTAAATATTTTGTGGGTAGTTTTCTTGCTTAATGTATGAATCTTGAGAAGATTTTTGTAACCCACTTCGTTCTTAACAAGTAGGACAAGATGGCTTGCCTCTCGGGGTCCTTCGTTTATGTAACACTCAATTCCGAGGATAGGCTTAATATTTCTTTTCTTAAGAGCTTCTTGGAAATAGTACAGACCGGAAAGAGATCCGTGATCGGTACAGGCACAGGCAGAGAAGCCCTTTTGTACCAAATCCTCTGCCAGTTCGTCGTCGGTACGGAAAACGTCTCCTACGCTCCCGCGCTCGGTATGAAGATGCAAGGGGATGTAACTTTGAGGACCGGAGGTCTTCAAGGTCCCGAGTCCCGCTGGTTCTCCCGGAAGTCCCGAAGGGATTTTGCTTCTTTGAGGCATTTGTGGTTCGGGAGCGATGGGAGGGCTCAAAGGACTGGGCTGAGGTGTAAGGGCTTCCCTTTCGCCTTCCATTTGTCCATTTTCAAGAAAAAAGTTTACACGCTCGAAGGATTTTATGTAATCCTCAATTTTTATTGCTCCTCTGAGACAATAAGATGGATGATACAGACCAATGTATCTCCGGTCCCCTTCCGTAAAAGTTTGTCCTATGGACTCCGAGATCTTCTTATTTGGGAAAAAGAAGTTCAGGCTAGTAGCTCCCAGACAAACAATTATCTTTGGGTTCAGTAACTCCAACTGTTGTTCAAGCCAGGGTTTACAAGCCTCTATTTCTTCAGTAGTAGGCTTACGGTTCTCCGGAGGGCGGCACTTTATGATATTTAGAATTGTATAATTCTTTATCCCGTTTTCTCGGATGCACCTGTCAAGGAGCATTCCAGATCTCCCGACAAAAGGTTTTCCCTGTGCGTCCTCGTCTGCTCCAGGAGCTTCACCTATAAAAACGATGTCGGGATTTGGAGACCCTCGCCCAGTAACGGTGTTCGTCCGAGTTTTACAGAGATCGCATTTTTGACAGGCTTTAATTTCAGAAGAAAGAGTTTTAAGGTCCATTTATGTCACCGTCCAATAAAATTTATTAAAAAGAGATTTAATGTTGTTTTCTATTCCTTTTTAGTCCCATTCTGTTCGCTTTATAAATAATGTTTTTCTTGCTCCGTCCTAGCCTCTTAATAATCTCCTCCCACGGAGCTTGCGCATAATTCTCTCGGAGATACTCCGTATCTTCGGGAGAATAATGTTTCATATATTCCAAAACCCCATGAGTCAGTCCCAATTCCTTAACTCGCTTTATAATCTGGCTCTCGGATCGGCCCCATAGTTTCTCTTGAATCTCGGTTCTTAATGGAACCCTTCCATAGAGTTCCTTAAGAATCTTGTCTTCTTCCGGGGTCCATTTGTCTGGCATGGGTCACCTCATAGAGAGATGGGAGTTTAGTCTTTCAAGAGAAACAGAGACCTTTTCAAGGGAACAAAGATAACATCTTCCTGCTTTTGAGTTATATAAAGCGCAGTTAGGAACGCATTGGTTCTTTAAAAAAGGACAAATAACGGATTCCAAGAAAAGACCTCCTACATTTCCGACAGTATATTGCCGTAATATTTATCCTCTTCTTCGGAAAAATCGTATTTATGCTTTTCTAAGGTCTCCATTAACTCTTCTTTAGAAATTTCTCGTACTGTAATATTCTTCTTTCCACAGTCAGAATTTGTGCAGCTCGTTTTTTTCTTGTCTCCCGAATACCATTGAAATCTTCCACAATAAGGACACTTAATGAGTCGGGACGATTTTTCTTCGGAAGGGATAGGGACTACAGAAATTTTACATCTACTACAGGTTGCTCTTTTCGATCCTTTGTACCATGTCCTCCAGATCCAGGATTCATCACACTTTGGGCAGGTGACTTTTTTGGGTCTCGGGAGCAAAATAGGGTTTTCGGGGACAAACATTTAGTTATCTCCTATCCCGTCCAGCATATTGAGTTCCTGAGCAATCGACTTTCGGGCCTTATTCACATCTCTTTTCCCGTGTCCGACAAGCTCAAGATATCCTTCGATCTGGACTATCTTCTTTGCAGTATCTTTATCGCTCTCGGCGGAAACCATACTCTGCGCTACGTTATGAAGCATCTGAGCAGTATTGCGTAGTGTCTCAGCGTTTTCCTTGATAATGTCTAAAAGATTCTGATCCATAAAAACTCTCCTAAAACAGATGAGAACTTACCAGTTCTCATCTTCCCCGGTAGCAGCTACCTTTTCAACAATCTGAACGGGCTCTGCGGGCATCCCCGAGCTTATGTCCTTTATTGCATAAACTCTGACTCCAGGAGTGTCCCGCTCCTTGTTAATGAACACCTTTCCAATTACCTGCACTATCCCCGCCAGATTACCCTTCTCATTTGTTACAGAATCAAAGACCGTAGAATCTCCAATTATGTTGATTGAGCCTCCAGCCATGTCAGAAATTGTAGTATATCCGATCTTTGTTCCCTTCTCTGGAACCTGTTTGATCTCCACAATCGCATCTCCGAACATGGGCTGGAGCTTGACAAACTTTCCGCTGTAAGCTCTGATCCCGTTGAGGTCGGCAAGAGTATCAGCCGCAATGTTGTCTCCCAGCTCGACCTTTTCGCTGCTAGTAGTTGGCTTACTGTTCAGGTTCCAATACGGGCCATTCTCGCGGAACATTCCCTTGTAGGTTGCTCCATAATCGACCTTGTGCTCCATCCATTCGTCGAAAACTGTACTTACTGTTCGGGGAGAAGTAGTCCCATCCTGGTTCAAGACAAGGACCTCAAGAGATCTGGACATAAGGGGCTTGTCTGTAAGCATCCCGTCTCTGTCCTTCTTGTAAACAGGTTCTTTTACAAACTTGCCGTTCTCGTCCTTCAGAACTTCTCCGTCTGCGTCCTTTACATTTCTCATAACAGGTTTTGGATCATAGGCTACAAGGATCTTAAACGGGGCTCCTGCTGCGATCTTTGGAACCTCAAACTTCCTTTCTGTTGGCCCAACATCATTGATTCCGTAGTTTGTATATCCGTCCCGGATAGACTTATTAATTCTCCCTCTGTAGAACCCAGGTCTGAAAGACTTATTAGACCAGTGAGTTGCCCTTATGCGAACGCAACCCTCCGTCTTGGGCTCTGTATGGAACAAATCTGTGTTGTTTCCTACCGGAACAATCAGGTATAGGTTTGAAAAAGCCTTATTGTTCTTTGTAAGCCTTGCGTCGTCTTGAGACTCCAGATAAAATATAATTTCTGTGTCTCCCTTTGATGCCGCTCTCTCACAGGCAATTACCTGATTAACCGCCATTTCCTCCAGTGAAAGAACCGTATCCTTTCCAGCTACCTTGAGATTAAAGGGCTTGGTTCCCTTCTCCTTAAGTCCAGCCAGCTTTTCAGAATACTTATCCATAAAAACATCTTTCTTCAAGCCGGTTGCATCTACGCCGCGCTGGATAGCGCCCTCTAGGTCGAAATCGTTTTTCTTTGTCATAACCATCAAATCCTTGCTTAAAAGAGGTTATCCTGTAAAATGAGGTACTAGAATAAATAGTTGTCGCCAGACTTAAGCGGATTCGCCGCTTAAGTCTCTCTAGAAAAATAACCAACCGATAAAAGACGGGCCTTTACTTCTCCCTCATGGTTTTCCAAACAAGGAACACAGAACCTTAGTGCTGCAATATCCCCGTCCTTGTCATCATACAGCGCCGTCTCACCACATTTAACACTGTCACAAAGGTCTTTTCCGCAGAGATCACATTTTCTTCTACAGAATACGGGGTGACCCGGATTCTTAACGATATCTCCACAGATGTCACATTTTACCTTGTAGTAACGAATGTTCCATTGCTTTGTCTCGCTAACGTCCATTTAATCATCTCCAAAAAGAATAAAACTTTAGAAAAGGTCCGAGGGGAAGAGGCATGGCTTGGAGGAGGTACAAGCCGCTAGGACGGAGGTGTAAGGAGGGAGATGGCAGAACGGATTGAGCCCCTCGGACAATCTCTAATAATATTTCTGATATTATTTAAATCTTACGGTTGGTTAAACATTTATTCCACCCGTAACAGTAACTTTGGCTCCGGTCACAAAGATAGTATCGTACTTTTCAAGATACTTCTGAACCTCTTCCCAATGTCTGGCAATATAACAGGCCATTTTCCATCTCATTTCCGGAGTTTTAAAAATCTCAAGTTTCGTAAAATCGGTAAAAACCTCCGTCCTCTTCTCCTGTCTATCTTTAAGATCCTCTATTGCTTCTTCTTCGCTCTCCCCCACTCCATAGATAAAATGGTCCTCAGAGTCGTATGCGTAGAAAGTTTCTTCATACAAGCCGTAAATGGTGCCTATCATAGAAAACCTCCTATCGCCAATTCTCGTTACCCATAATGAAGGCAAAGGCAAACCACAAAAAAAGTCCTAGTCCAAACGCAAGCCATTTTACATCTTCTCCAGAGTTATTTAGTATTGGCGAACAATTTAAGTACATAGAAAACAAAA